TCGTGCAACTAAACGCCGTAAGGCTTGCTGCAGGATCAAGATTGAAACGGAGCGTTTTATTTCCTGTGTAGGTGACATTACCAGGATTTAACCCCCTGTTTGCGCCCTCAATAATCCACGTATCATTGTGAGGGGCGGTTGCCGTACAAGTTCTTCCGGTGTACGCTGTGCCAGAACTTACAAAATCGAAGTAGACGGCAGTTTGCACGAATATGCCGCCCGTATCTCCCCCATTTGCGGACATGAGGGGATTGCGCAGTCCTGGTGATTGGTCCGGCTTGACCATTAACCCACGACCGCCAAGGCCGCGCAATCCTAAACTCATGTGCGGGGAATCTCCATCCAAACGAGCGAACCCTGGAAGGTGCTGCCAGGCGCAGCACTCCCGCCCAGACCGATGTACGTGCCAGGGGCAACGCCGATGGCGCCGTCAAAGTCATGCTCCATCCACGTCACCTGGGGAGGCGCTGCGGTGGTGGTCGCAGTACCGGCCGTGGACGACAGGGACAGATTGTAGGCGAACGCTGGCGCGGTGGTGGTCGCGGCAAGCGTGAACCGTCCACGGCTGTTTCCGGCTGCGCCGTTACCGTCCCCGAGCAAGCCGGGAAGGCTGTTCGTCTGCGTAAAGGCCGTTATGGGAGAGCCTGTCGCGACTTGGTTGCCGGTGTTGTAGAGCACGGACAAACCAATCGCCGAAACAGCGGTTGTTCCAGTGGTCGCCACACCGAGGTTGAGCTTAACCAAGATAAGATCAACATCCGAGCCGTACGGATTCCACAATCCGAACACCTGCGCCGTAGCATTGTACGCCGGAATAGCAATACCGGCGTAAGTTGTAGAACCAATGAACGTCTTACGCGCAATGGTCATAGCTGGGAGATATCCCGGCTGAAAAAGACCCGCCATTATCTATCAATCCCCTGAATGACACTTAGCCGCACTTCCCCTGTAAGCGCTCCCAAGTTCAAACGAATTGCCGTCACCGGCGTTGTTATCGCAAACACACCAGTTGCAGCTTGACCTTGCGGCAAGCTTGCATCCGTGTGCCATCGAAACGTTGTAGGATCAGCCGTCATATCGTCATGGGTGAATTCAATACTATAATTTGCATCACCGCTGACGATATCGACTAGAACCGCAACATTGAAAACTAACTTGAACGGATCAAGATTGATTACATCTTGTCCGCCCAAGACCGTGTTTGCGACGTTATAAGTATAGCGCCGAACACCCGCCATCAGTAACCCGCCTTCTTTTCGGCTTTGAACGCCGCTTTACGGGTTGCTGGATCGGATGACTCTTCAGCCTTCTCAATCTTCACTTTGACTGAACCGCCACGCTTGCGCTTGCTTTCCGCGCCGTCAATCTTACCGATGGACTTACGACCATCCGTGGCTTCCGCCTTCACGTCGCCACCGTCCGCCTTGCAACGCCCGCCACGGGCGCGCTGCATGCTAAAGGGGCTGGTGTCAGCGCTCCCACCGCCCGCAGAGCTGAATGGAGATTTAGCCATTAGGTTGCCTCCACAAGCACGGCAATGCCGCTGGTGTTGTTCGTGGGCGCGGCGCCGTCGATATAGACACGGCCGCTTTCCACATTCGCTTCCCAATCGGTTGCGCCGATCATGGTGCAGTTCTTCAAAAGCACCATACCGCTCGGACTTGTGCCGGTCGCGACAGCGAACGCCTCAGTCATGGCGGTAGCGGCGGACTGCACGGGATTAATGAAAGTGCAGTTCTCGAACAACACAAACCGATCAATCCCCGTAGCAGGGATATCAAGGAAATGCATAGTTGCAGCGCTGGCGTACGTGAGAATGATGCAGTTACGGAAAATATTACGCGTCGCACCGCCCGACAACTGCATTTCGTATGTAGCAGTTGCCCGAGCTATAGTGTCTATTCCGATAACGCAATTCTCAAACAGATTCTCTGAACCTGTAACTTTGAGGCTGTACTGACCCGCAACATCCTGTGTGGTTGTCGCAGCGCCAGCAAAATGACAATTAAAGAAATGGTTACGATCACCGGATACCAGAACGCCACCGATGGCGTCAGCGCTTGCCAGTTCAGAGATAAACTGGATATTAGCAATGCGACAGCCTGAACCGCTGACAGTTACCAGCGGCGCAAGACTTGTGCCAGTTGCCGTGGACAGCGCAGTAACTCGGGAACGCTGGCTAATACAGTTACCTGCGTTTACGCCGATCAAGTGAACAAGATCTTTCGCCCACAACAGGGTTGTGGTCAGACTGTCGCTCGTATTGATGGCGGTCGCGCTGGACGACAACAGATAGACTACGTCGTTGGCATCCGCCGTCGCCAGGCTCTGTGCCTGCGCACAAGTAGCGAGCGGCGTTTCGAGCTGCAGACCGTCGTTTCCGTCGTTGCCGCCCGCAAGCGTCCCTGGCTTCACGAACAACGGCTTCCCGTTGGTGAACAAGCCACCAACGGGGACGCCAAAGCTCGATACGCCATTAGGAAAATTGGTAAGCATTTAGTCAATCTCCCTAAGTTTAGCTTGTGGCGATCTGGCCATGCAGAGCACGCCAGTCAGTATGACCAAAGCCCGCACGCTCACGATTCTTGACCATGAGAGTATCGGTTGCTTCATCAACCCACATGCTAGTAGCATATGGCACACGCCGAGTGTGAATAAGCCCCTTGACATTGGTCTTAATGAACCAAGCGTAATCACTGGTCAGATAACGCATAACCTTGTACTTGCTGATACCGCCAGCAACCTCAGGGATAACGTTAACGTCGTTGTTCGCGGTGCCAGGACGCAATTCAGTCTTCTGCAACCGAATAGCGGTGTCTTCCAGGTTCACCGGAATAACCAGCAATTCTCCCCAAGCATCAATCAGAATACCGGCTTCATCCCTGTACTTCCGAATGTTCTTCATTCCGGAAATCAGGCTAGACTCATTAAGAGCAAGCGGAGTGCTTCCGGTGTTGCTCTGCGTGCCGGAATCGATGGGGTGATCGGTCGCGAGAAGGGCTTTCTGATCGCCACCAATGTTGGCGTCATACGTAGTTGCCGCATTCAAGACGTTCGCAGCATACGCGTTCCAAAACGCAACCATGCCGTTGTTAAGGCCGAGGTTGGTGGGACGGAAGTTCTCGCGATACAGACCGTCTTCAATGGCCTTCTGCGTCATAGCGTACATAATCGAAGCTTCAACATGCTCGATATTGTACACTCCACGGTCGCCAGAGTCGTTGTCGGCGTACGAGGCTTCACCTTCCTGCTTTTGACGCGCAGCGCCAAGATACCGAACCTGCAAAGACCGCTCAACCGCCATCTTAGAAACTTTGGTGGTAAAGATATCCTTCCATTCGGCCGGGACCTTGTCGTATTCGCCCGTCACATCCATAAGACCGGGAAGCAACTGGTTAGCAATTGATGCTAGATTAATAGACATATTGCTTAGACTCCCACGGCTTCATATGGCGTGGACTGCACAACCACAATGTTATAGTTCGATGTATCGTCAGTACCGTTGACGCCCTTGGCTGCAATGCTACTGTACAGATCAATAACACGGAAGGGATAAGTATTCGTGGTGCTGCTACCGGCCGTCACGGTCATACCAGACTTTCCGCGTCCACCAATGCTAGTTCCGGTCCCTGCAGTCGGCTGCACTTTGTTGCCAAGTTCGGCAATTGTGAAGTACGTGCTGTACGCCTGAACAAGGAATAACTGCGGAGGTACGCCAAGAATCGGAATAACCAGCGCATCAATGTCGTATGCGTGGTCAGTCGTGGGAAGGTAGGTGCTCCAAACCTTGCGGCCTGTAGATGTTGACAGATATTCGAAGCTGCGCACAACGCCAACGGTGTTGCCACCCTCCGCATTGCTCCACACGCCACAATATCCCGAGCCAAGGTCCTGCAGAACGTCACCGGCATACAGCGCCGTTCCGTAATCAGCTTTAATTTTGACGCGACGCAAACCGAACGTTGCCGCCGCTCCGCCTTGGGAAAAGCCAATATGCTTGAACCCGAATGGCGAATTAGTATTGCTCATTCTATCCTCTAATTACTACAGTGTGAACGGCGCGCCCACGGTTATCATTCAGGTATTTGCGTGAGCGATCCAGCGCGGATTGCCTCACGTCCGGTCTTCGTTACTTTCTTCCCTCGGTTCTCGTAACCCTTGGGAACGCTTAAATCAGAACTACGATCCATCAAAGCGCCGTATTGTTCTGCAGTCTTACGGCGATTTTCTTCAAGAGCCTCATTCGTAAGCTCTTCACGGCGTTCCATAAGTACAAGTCCGCCAATCTCGATATAGTCAGCATCCTTTACGCCGTACAACTGTCCGAGGCGGGAAGACGGTCTAACATACTCCCAACCGTTATCAAGCATACGGTTCATTTCCATTGGATCAGGCGCGTTAAAGCACGACATTCTGTTCCATTGGTAAGTCCATCCCGGTTCTTTGTACTCTTCTGGTACAGCGTGCGGATCGTCAAAGTTCTTATTACGACGCTTGACAGTACCATCACGCCCGAGTACTTCACCAGTTCTAAGCGTTGGTCTAATTTCGTCCCGTGGTTCTCTAGCCATTACTTTAACAACCTATATCCTGGATATTTCCCCTCAGCCAAACCTTTTTGATATTCAAGGTATTTGGCTGGCGACATTCCCAGATCGCGCGCGAGCGCCGTAATCTCGGGCGACGCAGCTTCAACGCCCTCACCAGCTTTCCCAAGGCTACCACGGCCGGACGGAGCGCCCGCCGCACGCTTCACCTTCACGGGCGCCACAGACGTCTTGACCGGCTTGGCGGACGCAGGCGGCGCTCCGTCCACGTCGCCTTCGTCACCCTCTACGGCGCTGTCATATCCCATATGGGAGTCGAGAAACCTGTAATAGTCGTCCGTCCCCGGCTTGAAACCGCGCAGGTGCGCCGCCTGGTCGCCAAGGATGGCGAGCTGTTTCCGGCTTTCGTCTTTGCCGAAAATGTCGTCCTTATGGGCGCGAATCCACTGTCGATCGCGCTCGATAGGGAAATTCGCGTCAATGTACGTCTCTACCGGATCACCCGTGGGAGCGCTTGCAGCCGGGCGCTTGATCGCCTCCGCCACTTGCTCGCGACCGCGTTGAAGCTGTCGCAATTCCTCCCGGGCGTCCTGCAGGTGCTCCGTGGCCAACAGCTCCGCGTCGATATCGCCAAGCGCGCGCGCTTGGCGATATCTCTCTTTCGCCGCGTCCACGGCCGTCTGTGTCACCACCAGGGCTTGCTCGATAAGCGCCTGATGGTTCTGTATCTCGCTCGTTTCGTGCTGCACAACGCGTGTGTGCAACTGTTCGGCGCGCGCCTTCTCCGCCGCAGCTTCTGCTCGAGCATTGTCACGCTCCGCCTCGGCTGCCTTGAACTGCGCTTCGAGCGCAGCATATGGATCATCCTCAACCTTGGGCGGAATGTTCGCTTCCGCCCGATGAAGTTCCAAATCACCACCAAGCGGCGAAACTAAATTGTCATCATCTAATTGCATCGGGCGTCGATACTTTTCCAATGATTAAGTTATCTTTGATATATCGGCATGATATATCGTTTATTTTACACTCTCTAGTGTCTGCGTTGTTGAAGAATACCCAATCCCCTACCTTGGGACGTCTAGCTTCATCTGGCCAAATCTCGGAGTCATTGAACGCAATTTCACCGAGCATGACAACAAGGCCAACCTTACCCTGAAAGCGAGTCTCTTTCTTAGTATTATCAGCGTAAATAATACCGCCTTTACTCTTGGCCATGATCGGTGCAGTAACAAGCAATACAGTATTAGTGTACATTGTTTCAAAGCTCTTCAATGCATCACCAAGAGCATCAAAAACAGCTTTCTTAGGGTCTTCACCCTCGGTGTATTCAATAACCTTTGCAGGTTCAATACTAGCCATCGTCTTCAGTTTCCCGTTTCTTTACTTCATTCAACACATTTACAAAGTCTTCAAACGCTTTAAGGTATCCCGTCCAGTACCGATACATTTCGATATCCAGCCCACCAGCGCCGATTTGTTCAAGCTTTCCCAAGCGCAATTCAGCCAAACGCTTCATCAACACCCGTTCGAACTCCCGTCGCACAGGTTACTTCCCTATCTTCTGTAGCCGTCCTTCGCCGCTACCAGCGCCCGCTGTCATGCGGTGCTTCACGCTCCCGCCAGTCGCCCGCTTGGCCGCTCCACCCTGCTTAAGGCCCATACCGCCGCCCGGCTTCTTTTCCTTGTCCTGGCCGCCCATACCGCCGCCCAGACCGGACATGAGACTGCCGCCCAGACCGCGCTTCTTGACCGAGCCGCCCCGTTTCACCTGCATGGGCATCTGCATCCCGCCCTGCGGTTGCGCGGTCTGCATGGCCTGCATAGGAGGCGCGGACGGCGTACGGGAAACCGCCATCCGCGCCATTGGCGGCGCACTGGACGACGCATTAGCATCCGTGCTGCCAGCCAATGCCTTTAGTTTTGCAGCTTTTGAAACTTTCGCAGCGGCTTTAATCTTTTTCACTTAGATATTTCCTTGTGATTCCGGATGCACGGCTAACGAGTGTGCAATATCCAATGACTTCTCTTGTATGCGTGCGGCTCTATTAGCCTCTGCATCGTGTGCGCGTTGCTGAATATCAACTAGCTTAACTTGACGGTTAGCCTCATCATTGCGCAACTTTATCTGTGCAACTGTTTCATTACTGTGCATCCGCATCTTGTCACTGGCGAGCTTGGCCATGGCGCTCACTTCGTGCGGCTGCGCGTCCTTCTGTACTTGCTGGTTCGGATCGGACATGAACCGATCCGGGCTTCCCCAACCGAGCGTCCGCAGGATTTCTTCCTCAACCGCGCGCACGTTGTACAGATCGGGATGTGCGTCGCAGCGCATGGCCAGCGCCGCAGTTCGCGCCAGGCGATGCATGTGCGAGGGAGTGTTTGGGTCGGCGCGTGGCGACAGCGTCATGTCACTAAGCGCCTGAATGATCTGCGGCGCGTTGTCAGGGCGCGTACGACCGCGCCACAACCCCTCAGGGTCTTCCTGTAGCAGCTCGCGCAACATGGCGAACTCTTCAGCTTGCGCCGTGTGCAGGCGCTTGTGCGCCGCCGCCATGATCTTCGTCGCTTGCTCGATCATAGCAAGAGTCGTGCCAACCGGTGCATCCGCTCGGCCTTCACCAACCTGAATTTCGGCGGTCCCGCCAAGGCGTTGCCCGGTCTGCGCGATATTATCCACCAATCCCATAAACGCCGGGTTGGTTTCCTTGTACGGCATAGGCATGACGCTGTCAGACAACTTGCCTTCGATAGAATCTATCGGTATTCCTTCGCCCGGATTGGCGCGGAATGTAGGCTTATCGTTTTTTGTTCCACCTTTTTTGTACAACCACACTGGGAAATTGTTAAACATCCCATTATCCAGCATGATACGCCATGCTGCGGTCAATGCGGTTTCTGTATTCCCAAGAATATGGTTAAATCCCGAAGGCCAGAATCCAAACATAGGAATAAAAGGGTACATGACGAAATTGCGAAGTTTCTTGCAATCTTCGTCGTCTTCGTCATAATTTGGTACAATTGCCAACACTTCTTGAGACGATTTATCAACGGTAACCTTGTAAGGAATCTGCAATCCCGTAGGTTTACCGTCCTTTTTATGCTCATATCCCTTGATATCCAGATCAATATAACACTCATAAAGTGTATGATTGGTGTCTTGGGGACGCATGCCGGTCTTTTGTACGCCTTGCATGCTGGCAATCTTGGCGGTTACCGTATCTTGCTCTTCAACTGGCGCAGTTATAGTAATGTCACGGTAAACACCGGCAAGTTGCATGCGCTTTAGTGTATTGCGCGACATTTCTATTCGATGGGTAACGCGATTAGCCCCCATCAGATCACTGGCGTTATTCGATACTATAAGGTCTTTGGCGTCAACGGCTTCAATTACCGGACGTTTCTTAATTGGACAGTGATAACCCTTCTTAAATCCTGCACCACCTGCGAAGGTTTGAAAAAGCATGCGGTCTGTATCAGGAACGTACTCTGTAGCGACCAATGTTAGAAATTCATTACATGTATCTTCCAGCAATCCGGACAATTCATCGTCTTTGTCTTCCACCTTCACCGGCCCTTCGGCTGGTAAAAGCTCTCCCAAGGCATTAGATTGCGCACGGATACATGCCTCTAGCAACAGGGGATGACGAACGGTCGATATACCGGCAAGGCCGGACGCTGATACAGAGTTCACAAGGTCTGTACGAAGTCCGAGCTGTTCAATAGCTCGGGCGCGCTTGGCCAACCATTGGGCGCGCGAACGCTCATCTTCCTCTACACCCTCAATGACTTCAAGGGCTATGCGGGATAACTCGGAATCGTCAAGCTCTTCAGCGATATTCGGGGAGAGTTCAGGGCCGTCTTCTTTGTCAGCGTCAACAACAGGTTCCGTGTCATAGATAAGAGCGCCTCCGTCCGGCGTTTCCTCTACCCATTTCCCGGTTGTCGGATCAAATTCAGCCATGTGCCATTGTCTCCCTGCGACATAATGGCACACGCTTCACATCAGTGCAAGCATGTCAAGTGATTAAAGACCTTCCGTAAACACTTCCTGCAACACTGATTCAATGTAAGTGTTCACGCTTCCAAAACGTGGGTCGCGCGCCTTACCGATAGGTAACCCGCGAGAACGGGATAGATTACCGGCCTTTGTCCCAAGTTTCCTAGCAGTGTCCAGATCAACAGGAATGCCACATAACCGTGAATACGCCATGATGGAGTAGTCTTGACACGCCATCGCCGTAGCTTGTGACTTTGCCTCAGCGATTGCAGCTAACTCAAGAGCACGCTCAGACGTGGCGTTGCTGATGGCTTGTGCTTGTTCCAAGGCGATCTGACGGCGTTCGAATTCAACGGCAAGCCGCGCATTGGCGAGGTTCTGTTCGGCTGGCGTCAGGACGCGTGCGGAATACAAACCCGTTTTACGGATCGACGGGATAACCTCGGACGTGAGCCACTTTTTGAACCGCTTGGCGTTTTCTTTGCGACTCGTGAGCACCACGGACCAAAGGCCGGATTCGTTGATGATTGTCGCGTTTTGCGCTCCGCCAAGGGTATCAACATTGCTGATAGCCTTTTCGTCGTCATCTAAACGCGACGCAGTC